TTCTAAATTTTGCCATCGTCAATCCTGTTTTATTATACAGTTGTAAATGTAAGGTCGCCTGAACCTTGAAGCGAAATGCTCGCCTCAACCAAACCGTCATATGAACTTGTAATTGTTTTACCAGTTACAATTGCAGTGCCGGTGATTTTCTCATCGCCACTGTCAGGTGTTCCATAAACAGTTTGTGCTTCAGGAAATAGGTTAAGTGTAACACTTGAACCAACCGAGAATGCATCTTGACCTGTATCTGCTGGATCGTAAAGAACGTCAACTGTTGCAGTGAAACCTTTGTAAGTTACTTTGAACCCACGGCTAGTTTCACCCATTACGGTGTCGTCAATTGTTTCTGCAGTATGTTCTACAGAGAAACCACGAAGCTCACCGACAGCAGCTGAACCAACTTGAACGAATCCGTCTTTTCCAAGTAATGTTGCCATTATACTTTTTCCTCATCATGATCGATCTCTTCGTGAGAATCTTCTTCGATTTGAACCATTTCTGGTTCAATAGTTTTAGTAGGTTCAGTCGTATCCATTGTCCAACCTCTGTTAAGCATTTTTTTAACTTTGGTTTCGGCAATTTCAATAACTTCACCTTGGGGATTAGTCATCTTAACTAAAGTGTGTTTCATCACGTTGCTCCTCTCTCATAGCGATATGTCACAAGATAAACTATACGCATTGTAGCATATGGCACTGCTTCACCTGGATCGATAACTTCAACAATAGTAACTTCACCATCTAGGGCTAGGCTATTGCGTCTTACATCTTTTTCTAGTTCTTCTTCAATTGCTTCTACCAATCTGTTACGATCAGTATCTCTCATGTCCGAACTAACTAGAATATCCAAGTTATAAGATATTCTTCCCAAACGTGCACTACCAGTAGTAAGTTGTTCACGTTCTTCGTCAGCACTTTCAACATACACTGCCGGGATAGCTTGGCGACTAATTTCACTGATAACAATCGGTTCTCTAGTCACCATGCCTAACCTTGGGCTGGTGATTTGCTTTAGTGTTCTAACAATATCTTCAGCAATGTCTTCACGCTTGCTCATCTAATCAACCTATCCTGCACAAATTCATGTGTTTCGCCTTCGGCATAAGTGCCATCATCATTTGAATCATACTTGATGCCGAAGCCGAATTCTAAGTCCATTTCTTCGTTGAACTTTTCACGATAAAAGTTGATTTGCTCACGGAAAGCATCGCCTTCTGGACGGAAGTTACTCAACATTGGAAAGATGTAGTTTGCAAGTGCTCTGTAAACACAACACTTGGTCCACTGTGTTTCATCTAACTTAGTTGCGTCCCATGCCGCACCAACTCTATGCAGACGGTAAATTGTATTACTTTGATATTCCTGATCGAACCAACGCACTTTAATCATCTTTTCGATGTCTGTTTGTGCTTTGGTGAGTTGATCATCGAAATTACCAATACCATGATTAGTAATGTCTGGAATGTATTCAATTAAGTCTGCAGTAGTAGCGAATGCCATCGGTTTATCCTTTTATATCAATTAGAGATTTGCATCAGAAATTAGTTTAACACCTTTTACGTTATCGATAATTCCTGCACCCCATGCTGCACTAGCAACAACTTCAAAACCACGAAGTGATTCATCACGCTGTAGAGCAATGCGAATGTCACGCTTAAGAGCCATACCGATCGCAGCTGGGTGGAATACTGCACCAGTTGAGTTGAATGGAGCACTTCCTAGGTCAATGCTTGCACTTTCGTAGATATCGATACCACCGATACGGCCTACGAAGTATTCACGAGCAACAGTGTTAGCAAGATCAGGGCTTGCACCAAAGTCACCGCCAGCATTTAGGAAACCTTTCTTAAGGTTATAAGCTGCATATGGATGTAGAACAGCAACTAGTCCCTGCATAGGAACACTGTTTGCACGTAGTTGTGCTGCTGCTTTTAGAATGTGCTCAACAGTTAGTTCGTTACCAACACCTGGTCCTTCGCTTGCTGTAAAGCTGCTGAATAGATCAACGATAGTTTCGTCCATTGCTTGTGCAAGACTTGCACCAAGCTGACGACCTACGTCTGCACCAACATCGCTTGGGCTTGCTTCGATAACGATGTCTTGGATAGTTGCCATGTTACCGTATTCAGCTGCAGTGATGTCTACTGCAGTCACACTTGCTAGTGCGCTGTCGTTTGAAAGGTCTGCGCCTGCAGTAAGTGCAGTTACAGCACTTGCTTTTGGCCATAGTGGGATGCTTGCAGTAAGACCTGGAGTTCCTGTCATATCGTATACAGTGACCAGGTTGCGAAGCATAGCGTTTTCATTGAAAACATATTGTGCGGCTTGGCTGATGTTCTCGTATAGAACGCCAGAGCCAACGCCTGTGTCAATTTCGTCTGCCATCTTTTAAAATCCTTATTAAGATGCGTAGAACTTACGTGTTCTGCGAGGATCCATCATTTCAGCATAAATCTTGCGATGTTCTGGATTTTTCATATCCAAATCTTTTAGTGCAAGTTGCTCAGTTTTTGCAGGTTGTGCGTTTTGTTTACTACCTGCGCCAGCTGGGCCTGCTGCACGGAAATAGGGCTTCTGATCTAGAAACTCTTTTACCGCTGATTCTACGCTTAATGGTTCACCTGTTGACATATCATAGCGAATATCTCCATTGCTATCTAGTATTACAGGATTGCCAGTTTCATCTAACCTAATGCTGTTCTTCATTAATGATGCAACATCGCTTGGGCTTACAGCACCATACTTGCTTGCGGCATCTAGAACAGCACCATCTACTTTGATGCTAGTTAGCTGACTGCGTAGTTTTTGAACCTCACCATCGTATTGTTCTTTTTGTTGCTTCAGAACTTCTTCAAACTTTTGCTTTTTGATAAGCTCATCCTTCTGAGCTTTCTCTTTCATAGCTTTTAGTTCTCGATATTCTTCCACATCGATGTCACCAATCTTTTGGCGCAACATCTTTTCTGCTCTTTTTGCAATCATCGCATTTACTTCTTCTTGAGTAAATGTGCGTTGCTCTTGAGCCTGGTCCTGGTTGAACTCTACAGTGCCGGATGCATCACCAGTCATTGCATCATCTGTTACCAATGTGTTATCGGTCATTGTCCCGTTACCTCCTATTGAGTAGTGTTAGTATTTATTGATTTCGTAAACGCTGAATTACAACATCAACAATCTCAGGGTGCATAACCTTGATTTGCTCATCTGTAAAGCCTTGACTAATCATTTCTTCAATGTGCTCTAGCACAGTGTCCGGTGTTTGTGTTGGATGAACAACACTATTATTCATGACAGGTTGGTCGATACTCGTTAATATCTCATTCAATGTTACTTCATCTTCAACCAATAGCTTGGCAACCTGTTTTTGAATTTCCTTTTGTAGCATAGGCACAGTAACAAACTCATTTGCTTTACGGAGTAGTTCTAAATCGCTGTGCTTATCTCTAATATCGAAAGTGTTTTCATATTCAATTGCAAAATCTTGATCTGCTTCAAGTCCTTGCCAATTTGTAAACAATTCCCATATTTTATATTCTGCTTCTTGTAGAACTTCAGCAAAATCTGAAAGTCTACTATTGAGCATTTGCATTTCAGTTTGTAGCGCCACGCCACTCATTGGTGTGCCTACAGTGCCACGTATACCTGCAACATGCGCCATCTTATCGATAGCTTCTACATCCATGTTAATACTGTCTAGAATGCTTTGGATTGTAGCGCCACTCGGCTGGAGCAGATATGGATTCTTATCTGCCGCAAGATCTTCAGGAACTGTGATAATAGCACCTGCTCCAGCCGCTGCCTGCGTATCTGATGTTTTAACAAGTGTGGGGTGGCCTGAAATGCGAATTGCTTGTTCTAATTCACTTAGTCTATTGTAGATTTGACGCTGAGTGTCAGCAATATCTGCAATCTGACTGTGACCATCATCTGTTGTAATTCTAAATGCAGGAATATAACCCAGTGGATTTACATATTGCTCTGCACGATTGATTTTACCATATTCAATTTGATCATCATATGCATAATCATAAGCACCAATTGATCCTTTGCTTACGACCTTTTGTTTAAAACCTTTTTTCTCTACCCAATAGCGTTCAATGCGATCTGGATACCATACAAGGATTTGATCTTCATTTTCGCCACTGTGTTCGATTAGTTTTAAATATGTTAATTCATTTTTGCCTGTAATTGTTGGGGTATATTCCCAATCCAATACATTGCTTGGCACATAGGTATTGGCATAAGCACGAATACCTAATTGTAATTCTTCTGCACGTGTAAGTGTGCGATATGCAGGTCTGTCAACAACAACCCACATGCTGCCATAAACCATTAAACTATCTTGGATTTTTTTCATGAAAGCATTCATGTCTGTGCCGTTAAGGTCTACATCATATAAGAATGCTTTTACATCTGGCTGTTCTACAAGATTGCTCAACGTTCTTGTTGGGCTTGTTCTAAATAGGTATGAACGATAGATATGCACAATCGACTTAACGTGATTTTGTAATGCGGTGTTAACTAATCGCTGTCCGTATTGATCACCTGGTGCAGCATCTTCATTCAGATATTTGCGAAGGTATGCTCCCTCACGATATTCTTCACCACCGATATAGCTGCGATAGTAATAATCCCAATGCTTTGCATATTCGCTATATTCTGGATGAACCTGTTTAATCTCTTTTTCAGTAAGCATTTTCTATTCCTAAAAGTGTCCGAACACTGTTGTTGAGTCCTCGAGGACTGGACGCCTGATTGGGAAATGATACACAACCAAATATCCCAGAGCATCGACAAGGTGATCAAACCCACTATTTTTGTCGGGCGCACGTGTATCACCCTTATAGGTTTGTTTTTCAACACATTCGATTAATCGTTTACATGTATTATTTAGCATCAAGCGAACTTGCCCATTCGAGCTTTTGAAAGCACTGTTAACTGCAGCTATTCTATCTCTAACGGGTGGATTACGATTTGGCGAACGAACCTCAAATCCGTTTTGTCGTAAAATGTTATGGTCGCTTGTGCCCTTAGTATTGTTATTACCGCCACTAGCATCGGGATAGACAAATATCCTCCGTTTCCCATACCTTGATTTGATTTCATCACACATCTCCTGTGTGTTACTACCATACATTTCGATGGCATCTATTGCATAGAGTCTGTCTCCACGTTTAACACTGATAACTGCTGCCATTGGATTGGTGTTAAAGTCCATGCCAATGTGCAGTATTTCTCTATCATCAAGTGGCGGATCAAAATTTCGATTATCATATAATTGACTTCTATCAAATGCATAATATACAGCACCAGCAT